CTAATAATCAGTAGTTTTGAAAGGTGAACCTCAGAAGTTCGTTTGCCGTAACCTCATCATTCACCGCAGCACTCTGTCTATACAACACCTCCTGATAGAACGCTAAAAGTGTCTGGGTGGTGAGGGATGCTGAAACGCACCCCCTTGCAATGTCAAACTGAAGGCTTGCCAAATACTTATCGTATAGAGTTTGTGGCGTGTCAAGCGTGTTCATTAGTCCTTAGTCCCTCTGCGAGCTTTGTGAGTGGTAGTCTTTGCCGCTTCATATCCCTCACGAAGAAACTCTATTGCCTCTGTTTGGAACTCAGGCGAATGAGCGGCATACTTATAAATGTTCACCGCTGCTACTTCAAAGTTCGGGATTGAAATCTGCTCTGCAAAGGTAATGATTTTTTTACCGTCATAGCGCATCAAGTCCTTTTCGGTGACCAGCAACTTCTTGGACACAAGCGAATCGTACACAAGTTCAATCTTGTTTACATCATCCAGGTCTTTCATCATTTGCTGGACATTCTTCAGACGGCCATCTTCCACCATCTTAATTAGAATAGCACGAATGGCTTTTGGCTTTCCTACAAGGTCGGGACGGCCAAGGAATGCTCTTTCGTGAAGCATTGACTTAGTGAGGGTGTTCAAAGAAGCCTCATCCAAATCCTTAATCTTGTTGAGCAATGCAAGTTTAGCCTCAAAGTTCTGCGTGATGCCAGCACTATCTTTATCGGCATCAACTATCTCAAACTTCCAATTTGACCTTTCAAGTCCGGTGAGAGGATCTTGCCTCATTTGAGGATGCAACTGAATGACAAAAAATCTTTCACGATCCCCAATCCTGTCTCCGCTGAAAACCATTTCTCCCTGCTCATTGAACAAAGGATGAATGTAACGGGCAGTTCCGTTCGTATCATATCCCTCAAGGAACCCCACCTGAAAAGGAGACCGATTCCAACGGATAGTCCAAGGGGAAGGGATGCCATGTTGTCCTATCTTCTTCACCATTCCGGTTTGTGTGGGTCGGTTGTAGTCCTGACTTGTTCCCCTCTGCTCAAATACATTGAACCAAAGGCTTGGGTTAAGCCTCACCTTAACCACCTCTCCGGGTTCAAGGCTAATCAGCTTTGCCTCTACTTCTTCCGGCCATGTGTTAATCTCATTGATGCCGTCTCTTGTTGTTGAAACTATCATAACTTTCTTGTTTTATGTTATATACTTTGGCAAATAAACAAAAAAAGGGCCAACTTTTCAGCGGCCCTCTTTTTATGACGGAATGTCTATTAGAGAATAGTACCTCCGAAGTACAGCTTAGAAGCCAACATCGTCTGAGCAGCGAAGTACTCGTTGTTGATGATTTGATAATTCATAGCACCGAAGTGTGCAGGATCACGCTTCACGATTTGGTTCATCACCGGAGTGCCACCAGTTGTTACAGGAGCTTTCAGTTGAAGAACACGGAACATTGGAGCGGTAACGGTGTAAGAGGTGTTGGTAAGTTCACGAGGAACGGCAACTTGCTCTTTAGGGATGATGCAGAAAGCATTAGCCCAATATCCGTTTGTAAGGCTGCTTCCACCCAAATCCGGAGAGTACATAGCCTTGTGAGACCATTCGGTAGCCTCGTTCAGATTCACCTTGAACTTGCCAAGAATGAAGTGGCCGAGAGACTTTTTCAAGCCGGGACGAGAAGAGGCAGAGCCATCATTCATTTCACCAGAGATGTACTGAACAGCACCACCTGTAAGAGGCTGAAGAGCGTTACGCTGAATGCTCTGCAAGAAAGCATATCCACCCCACAGGTCAAGTTCAGTACCAGCACCACGATTCTGAAGACGGATACCGATGTCCTCAAGTGTAGCCATCTGAACGCCACCTGGTACATAGTCATCAGTCAAACCGAAAGCCTGAGCAGCAGAAACGAAACCAACGGTGGTTTGCTTCTTGTTGCTTGTCGGTCCGTAAGTTTCGCCTTTACCAACGGTGATGGCAGCAGACTTACGAAGCATCGCAGTCATCAAGGCATCAGCGAAAATACGAGGAGCAAGAACGGTTTGACCACCTTCAAGTTGGAACATGAATGACTGGTTGTAAGCGTCCTGACCAACGATGGCAGAACCAGTAGACATATACTGGAAGTTCACGCCATATCTTGCCCAGCCACGAACAGAACCATTAGGGAAGGCGCCATTAACATCGTTTACGGCATCCTGTGGAAGAAGAGTATCTCCGGCAGCGATGGCAGTATTAAGAGTTACTGTTCCATTTCCAAACACATTGATGATGTGAGTAGCACTATCATTTGGAAGTGTTACAGCGGCCACATTCATAATCACACCGGGATTGGTAGCAAGCTGAAAATTCTGTCCTACGGTGGCGTAGTTGTAATATCCATATGATTGACCAGGGGCGGTTGGACCGGTTGTTCCGTTGTACTGAGTGGCAGTAACGGTGATGTTGTAAGAGCCATCACCTTGCTGAGAACTTACGCTAACAACAGTCAGAGTGGCAAGAACGGAATCCTGTTCAGCGTGGAACACCTGAGTAGTGTTGCTTTGAACGCCAACGAAAGCCTTGTTATCAACGAGGTGAGCCATAAGGCCGTTCTCAATGATTTGGCGATCAGGATAGCGGTCAAGGAGTGTAGGCCAGAAATCACGGACAAAGGAAGTGCTATCCGCAAGACCGGAAAGCAACGCAGCATCCGCTACGGTTTGTGGGCTATTGGCTGAAGAGCCTTGCACACCATACAATGGATTTGCCATTTTTACGAGTTTGATTTAAAAGTTAAAAATTACTTTGAACCCCCACTATCCGCAATCCCCCAACACTTGGCCCCCTTGCGGCAAGCACTTGTTTAGGGTCTATTGGACCGGAGTTATTTTGCGGCACTTGGTTGTTGAGCGTTCTGTTCATTGCCTCAATCGCTTCTTTAGGAGCTGCCCTCCGAGCCGCTTCCAACATCGCTGGAATCTGACTCTTCAGCATTTCCAATTCAGCCATAGCCGTAGCAGCCTTAATATTAGGCCACACATTGCCATTTGCATCAAGGCTCAAAGGAACCGCATCACTATAAACAATATCCCGTATCTTGTCTGCTTCCACCTTTGGTAAATTATACCCCGGAATTTCCAAGGCTAAATCCAAAGGCTTCACCACCTCCTTCAGGCCGTTCTCCACCATGTTGTTAAACTGGTTTTGATAGCCCTCAATGTCCATTTGGCTGTGCTGAGGTGACATTGCAGCTTCAAGTTTCCCCTTAACCTCCTGCTGTTGAGCAATGCGTTGCTGGCGAATGCCCTCGGCTTGCCAAGCAATTGCATCGTAGTCCTCTTCAGCGAGTCCAAGATTCTCAGGTATGTCAAAGTCAATATCGGGATATTGTCTTCTCAAGTGTGCTTCAATGTGCCGGTCGGTCTTTGCCCAAGGGTTTGCTTCCTTGAAGGCATCCTTGATGAGGTCAAGAACGGTTTTGTTCTCAAAGTCCTCATTCAACATCTGAAGGACGGCAGGGTTTTCCAACACCTCCTTCACTTCATCCGGCATACGGTATTCAACTTGCGGCTGCTGGTTGTTGAGCCGCTCCTCCATTTCAGCAAGTTTCGCCCGAAGAGTTTCTATATCATCTTCTCCGGAAGAAGCAGGTGCTTCATTGGCAGGAATGTTTTCCGCTTGTTGCTCCTGTGGGATATTGTCCTCTACAGGATTGTCATAATCAGGAATGCTAACGCTACTAACCTTGAACGGGTTCTCCGCCAATTGCAAGTTCTCCTCCACTTGGAACTGGAGGTTCTCCTGCGGCAAGGTTTGGCTGTTGTCCTGCGGCATTGCTTGTGTTTCCATACATTTTATCTAATTCTAATTGTATCTTTTGCAAAATTACATCAGGATTGGCAGTATTCATAGGATTTGCAAAAGCAGCCTTAGCATATTCTCCTATGACATTGCCTATAATCTTGAGTTGCTCAAGTTTCTCTTTGCCTTCCTGCGCTTGCTGATTGCTCAACATTTGCCTTTCGGTATTCGCCTGGTCAGCCATCTGCTGGCCCTGAGCCTTCTTGATTTCATTCCTCTTCTGTTGAACGGAAAGATAGGCCCATGCCTGCTTCATATTGTCAATGATTTGCAAATAGGCATATTGATCCATTGTCAGCGTTCCGGCAGCCAAAGCCTGTTGGGACTTAGCATACAAATCCTGCCATTGAGCATCCGTAGGAAGAGGCTCTACAACAAGGTTAGGAATGCGCTCATCAGGATTGCCGGGAGGAATAGCAAATGGCTTGTTGTTAGCAACACCCACTTCCCCTGTCTGCATAATGTCATACATAAGGTTCTCCCATAATGTGCAATAGAGCCTTATTTTAGCATCCATCAATCCTGAGAGAACATTGTCGCTTCCCTGAAGAAGCATTTGCGTAACGGCTTTCCCTTGCTCAGGGCTGACACCGCCTCCGGTATCCACCTTTGGAACACCAACAACATCGTGGAGGAGATTTATTTGCTGAAGAAGCAGTCCCCAAAGGATGTTGAGGTTTGCGCCTCCATCATTACCAATAATGGCAATGGCATCCTTTACAGAAGCATTGTGGAATCCCTTGTAAGCAGAGGAAGACACAACACCAAGTCCACGCTCCATAAGCGTTGTCATCAGGTCTTCTGCCGTTACATCATCCCCTTCCTTCATAGCAAGGTCAGCCAAGGCATCCTGGTCAACTCTCACCATCCAAGGGAGGAATTCCTTCACATAGGTTTTAAACTTCTTGAAGGTGTCCTCAATGGCATCTATGTGTGGCTTGGCTCTGTCAATAATAGAAACAGATTCCCCTCTTATCATTGAGGAATGATGCCACACGAATGAACCGTATACCTTTGAGGCATTTACCTTGAAGGCATCTTCATTCTTGGTTACGATAGGTTGACGAACTCCAGGCTTGACCCCGTAGTCATACAGATATCCGGAGCCGCAAATGTACTTACCCCCGAAAAGGTTCTGTACCTTGGCTGAATAAACATCGCCATCTTTTCCGGAAGTCTTCTTGGTATATCCATTGTAAGCCCGGCCATTCTTAATGTTGGTGTAGAGTACATCTGTGGCGACATACTCAAAGTCCATGACGAGAACATAGTCTGTATAGGTATTGGTAAAGGTGGTGAGATAGTTATTGCTATTGCTTGTCCACCAATAAAGCCAGTTATAGAGGATGCTGAATTGCCCTCCTCTCAGGTTGTTTAATTCATCGTCCGTAAGAAACTCCTGAGCTTCGATGCGAACTTGCTCAAGAGGTACAGGGCGTATTCTATAACTCCAAACAATGTCACGCCCGTCAGGATAAAAGGAAAGACTATGGCCACTATTAAGTGGGTCAAGCCATTCAAGTTGCCTTTTGCCATTTATTCTATTTATGTAATGTCCTCTTACAGCCGTGATGGCATCATCATAGTCAGCCATCCGGGCAAGTGTTTCAAGATTGTTCTCGTGGCCTATCTTCTGAAGAGCGAGTTCAATATTCATCTCTTCAATGAATTGCGGCATACAATCCAGCATTATCTGAAGTTCGGTGTTGTCTAAGGGAACTTCATCAGGAGTGAGTCCTAATTGCTGAAGGTATTGACCCATCTCCGCTCCTTGCTGCTTGAGCATCATAGCAAGTTCCATTCTTGCCTTAATGTCCATTCGCTGATCCATTGCTAAAGCATCAATCATTGAAACGGAAGGCTTGAACTTCTGCTTGTTCAACTTACCCACAATACTTTCCAATATTGTAGAGGTGAGTTTCATATTGCGGAGGTCAGCACCAAGGAGTGTTTGGGAGTCATTCGCTCCCAGATTGTCTATGGGTTGGATGGTTCGCAAATAGCTTTGATTGCCCAAAGCATATTGATAGTTCTCTGCCCATTTCCGCCTTGGGAAGTTTGGACTCTCAATTTGCATCAAGTGCCATGCCTCCAAGCCTCTGGCAAAACTTTGCCCGAACTCTTTGGACTTCTTCTTCTCAAACGGAGCGGTGAGGTCTGGTGCGAACATTTATTCAAATCCGGGGATTAATAAACTATTTTCATATGGAATGCCCTTACGGCCATACATATTCCTATACCCCATATAATCAGGAGTTCCATAGGATGGCACTCTAAAACTCGCAGTTGCATCAGGAGTGGCTGCCGGAGTGGTTGGAGTGCCATATGGGTTTGAATACCTCATTCCTGCCATAGCCCCTTGGAAAGGAGCCATAGCAAATTGGCTAATCTGTTGCCTTCGAGCCGTGTCAAGATTTGCGAGATTGTTTTCCCAATAACGCTTTCTATTCTGAAGAGTTTCTCCGGTTAGACCTTGTATACCTCCCAATTCAGACTGAGCAGCCCTTTGTGTTTGCGCTCCACGAATAGCAAGATTGCGCCTTGCGGCTTGGCCTTGTTGATTTAAACGAGAAAGCGTATTCAGCATATTGCTGCTTGAAATGCCTGCTCTTTTTGCCTCCCCAAGAATGTTGGCTTGTTGCTGATTGATGTTCTCAAGTTCTTGCCCATATCCAGGAACCTGGCTGCTTGCCGCCCTTGCCTGAGCTGCCCCTAAACGAGCCTGCTCATATTGATTTAGACCTTCCGGCCCTTCAGCCAAAAGCCTTCTGCGCTCTTTTCCTTGTTGGAGGGCATTGATGAAGCCGGGAGTTGCTCCTGCAAGATTCAATCCTGCCCCTATTGCCATCATTGTAATCGGATCCATAGGCTATTGTACTATTGCTGCGTTGCTCTTAATTTCAATAAAATTCAGTTTCGTGAATTTTTGAGGGTCAAATGCAAAAATAGAATATAATATCCTACTTTCCATAAGTTTTCCACCAAGCACTCCTCCCGGTGTGTTGTAGGCTCTGCGGATGGCAGCCTCCCAATCACTCTTCCTCTCTATCCACCATCCATCCTGTATATCAGAAAGCAATGCCGTAAAGCCTTCAGCATTGTCGGGGAATCCCGTAGAAAGCGTGGTGCTTATAGGTTTTGGTCCAAAAACCTTTATCTGATTCCATTGTTTCACAACGGCAGCAGATTCATTGCTCACTATTGAAATGACAGGATTCTGATAAGTGCCTAAGAATTGATTGTCTTTAGAGGTGAGGCTATTAACATCTGTCACCCAGACTTGCCCATTGAAAAAGTGGAACATCTTTGTGGCCAAGCTTATTCCTCTTTCCGGAGCAAGTGTCCCCACAAAATAATCTCTTTCCCCTTGGAATGTCTTGAACCTTTCGCTGAAGGAGTAGTGTGGCTTTGTTCTGTCCCAAACACTCACTTCATCGGTAACCTGATCATAAATGGACACGACATTTGTTTTGCCGCTAAGATTCTTTCTTAGCAAGTTCCCAAATGAATGTGTCAGACCAAGCCTCTCAAGACCTGCATTCGTATAGCGAATGAAATCATTTACGATGTCGCTCCACCAATAGACAGTAGACAGAGGTGTTCTTGTAATACTTGCTGGCTGACTGCATCCCATTTGACCAAGGAGTGGCCTTTGCGAAGCAAGGTACTTATCGGTGGTGGTAATGTTGCTTTCCCCATCCACATTGGTAAGTTGAATGGAATCGTAATAGAATGAACTGATTCCGTATGTTCCTATGGCAAGCATAACACCCGGCTCTCTCTGTGTGGCATTCGTTGTAACAAGTGCCGTAATAGGGCCATTCTCCAAAGGGGCTTGCCTAAAGTCAACAGAATTGAATTTGCTCAGTCCGTTTATTTGAGTGCCTTGGACGAGGGGGTCTGAGAAGGTGATGCCATTCAATAACCTAACTTCTTTTTGGTCTTCATTAACAACATTTACTTGACCAAAATCCGAATCCCAAATTTGAGAGTAAATATTGGTGGGATTCATTGAAATCCCATAACCAGTTATTTCATAATTTGGTGTTGAAACGGTTCTTATTCCTTCAGCAACCGAAGACCCTCCAGCACCTATTGTTGTATTTATTTGAAGAACTTGCCTGGTTGTTCCATTATTTGTCTTTTTCCATTGATTCAAATAAGCGTCCCCATATATAGTACCAATCCTCTCTGCCCCAATTTCTTTGCTAACGGTTGATTGATAGTAAAATTGGCTTGGGTTTTGTTTTTTGCTATACAAATAAACCTGATAATAAGTTGGAAAATATTGTGCTACGCTATTTGCGTTGCCACCAACAAACCACCATCCGGGTAATGAATGGTTTTCTATATACAGAAAAGACCCAACTCCTTTTTTAATCTTCCAATCGTTCAATTTTGCTGGAGGCAGGATATTCGTACTTCCAGACCTAACTTGTTGATATTCTTCAGCAATAGCTATATATTGATTTTCTTCTGATGAAAAAACAAATGGTTCATTTGAAGATAACTCAACGGCCATACCCTTAAAATTGTATGCTTCAGTTCCGCTTGAGTTCTTATAACTTGGCAAGCCTCCATTAACCACTAAAAAATCAACCCCATTGGATTCGTACCATTGATAGACTTTTACAACTGTCTTGTAAAAATAATTGTACTCCTGAGCCTTGGTATAAACAATTCTCCAATACTTGCACCAAGATGGAAAATCCCCTAAAACTTCATAGTTTATCTTATAGCATTGTTCAGAGTCTTCGTTAAAAGTTTGTGGGGGAAACGAAGTATGTGTGAGACCTGGGAGAGCAATTGGTTGATAATATAAATCAGGAATCTCAATGACTTGGTTGGCAACAACTCCAATCCTTCTGCCATATTCATCAAGAAGCTCTATCCCGACATTATAATACCCTCTAAAGAATGTTCTATTGAAGGGTTCTAAAACTGTGGTAGTCGTGGTTACTGTTGTTGGCTGACTTCTTGGAAATTGTGGGTTTGCTGGGATAACGGTTGTAATTGTAGTTGTTTTCAGACTATTCTTAACTACCTCTATATTTAAACTAAGGCCATTCCAATTGGGGTAATCAGTCAAATAGTTCCCATGATTGATTTTGTTTTGCGCTATCTCATTGGTTACGGAAAGTCTTGGGACAGCATCAAAATCTGCATTTGTTATATTTGTTGAAAGAGGAGTTCTGCCAAGCCTTTCAATATTTGATATTGAATATGTTCCATCGAAAAGAGAATCATTGTTTACTTTCTTAGCTATATACCAAATGCCTGTGTTTCCTGCTCTGTAAATAAAACCTACTTGCTTTATAAGGCTTTTATTTTGAATATAGTTCTGAAACTCAGCAGCAGGAATTTGCAATGATATTGATTGCGTAAACCATATCATTTGACTTGAGGGAGCTATCCTACTTTCTTCATTATTGTCATATATATAGTAATAGCTAAATTGATACCCTTGGTCATTTCCCTTGTATAGATTTGTATAATCTACTGAAGCATCCGGCAAAGAAAAATAGGCTGGATAAATCCCTGCGTTTCCTACTTCTAAAATTAACCCCGGTTGCCTCTTTATTTGCGTGTAATACCATTCTTCAGCAGGAACCGGATAGGTGTCTACCTGTGCATTGTCTCCATCCTCAAGTTTCTGCGTGCGAATGCCCTTTGCGACATTCACCATCCTTGGCTGATTCACATTGTCTGTCCAATACAGCTTCCCATCAATGGCAGCCATAGAGACATTCATTGTGGTGTTGAAATTAAGCCACGAGCCTCTTACAATCCTCTCTATGGAATTGTCGCTGCCACGAACAAGGTATATGGCGTGATTGCCAAGGCTATTGTACAAGGCGAAGTAAACAACTTGCGCCTCAAAGTCATCCATCACACCTACAATAAGATTGTCGCCAGCAGGAATGGCATATGTTAATTGCTCATTCCCATTGAGGAGAATACCTCCGGAAAGGTTTGTACTCTCTACGGATGCGCCAAAGCGAAGGTTGCTTGCAGCCCTCGCTTCGTTTGGCTTTATCACCCTGTCATCAATGTCCGGGTTAACCCTGTCAATCCTATGTATCATAATTGCAAAGTTACTTCTTATTTGCCTGCTTTACATACCTTCTCCATACAGCATCTCCTCCCATTCTTTCAGAGTAGTTCTTTTGCAAAGCCTCATCTAACACTTTCAACTTCTCCGCAACAATCTTCTCTTGCTCTAAATATTGCTCTTTGTAACTGGCTATTTCCTCCTCTGTAAAGATTTCATTGAATGGCTTCTGAACAAGTTTCACTTTGCCATTCTCTTGCTTCTCTTGAATCTTTATGTTTGGATTCTTTCCAAGAAGAACCCCTTTATAAAAGTCAAGGCGATCCGCTGGCTTTATTCCTGAAGGGGCAATTTTGTCATCAACAATCTCCTTAAAGAAATCTTTCTTGTCTTTTGAAATTCCCTTTGGAGAAAGTTTTTCGTAGTTCTCAAAGGCCATCTTAGCCTCTTCTGCATCACCCCTTTCAATGGCATAGATTACACGATCTTCTTCGTGGGATGCTTCTGCTGTGTATGGCTGAATGTTCTCTTCGTAAATGCCTTTCTCGTATTGCAGAGCAAGCTCATCATTGGCAAACTTGTTAGCACTACTCTTTGTCGACTGCATCCATTTACCAAATTCCTTAACATCCATTTCCTTAATCCTGTCGTAATTGACCATCATAAGATTCCGGATGTATTCTGCCCTTGTTTTAGAGAACATATAGAACTGCTCATCATTCATAGCTTTTTGATTGCCATCAATGTCTATGTATGAGGCTCCTCTTCTTTCGGGTCTGCCGGTGGTTTGGTTTTTGTCGGCAAGAAGTTGCCACAACTTTTGGTACTTACCTTCCTCTTTAAAAGAATATGGAACACCTGGACTTGGCGGAGGAAGTTCTTCACCAAGTCCATTTATAGCATTCTCGTAGTTATTCCGGACAATAGGGATTGTGCGTAGCATTTTTCCAAGGATGGTCCCTCTATATTCTTTATCAGGAATCTCTAAAGACCTCTGAACCATTTGAGCAACTTGCTGATATAGATTTGTTCCAAGAACAGGCACATAAGCCGTTCCTGTTTTAGCAAACCAATCTATCAACTTCTGCCCTTTGTCCCCACGAGAAGCATCCAAAATGCCAGACAGGAACGAATCTACAGAAGATAGGAAGGATGTTTCAGCTACCGTAGAAATACCTAACTGAGCAGCGGTTACTATCTTATTGATAGCTGTGTCATCAATTTTACCTTTATGATACTTCTCATAATCACGCAATGCCCCTACTACAGCAAGAACTGCATTCAAAGGAGTGAGTTTATAATTAAACCATCTATCTCCTATCTTAATGCTATATGGCCTCCATCCAGTCGCCTCAAGGTCTTTATTCCTTTTAAAATCGCCATATCCTTCGGCTGTAATTTGGAAGAAAGGTTCTTCTTCATCATCACCTCCTATTGCGCTAAGAGCATATGCGGCTATCATAGCCGTTGATCCAAGAACCGCCTTGGTCATTAGAGTGGCTCTATCTTCATCCGTGAACTTTTTCATATTCCCGGTAATTGAGCCACCCTTAGCTGCTCTCCAAAAACCTACAGGAGAATAGTTGACAGATTCATTGGCAACATTAGTGATGAGGTTCGTAAATGGAACGGCAAAGCGAAGAATTGGAATATTATGAATAAGGCTATTCATATATCTTGCTGCTACGCCAAGCGCACCTTCTGGAGGATTATTAAAAGTTCCTTTAAGAGCAAAGTCGTGAGCATCTGCTACTAATTGCCCAGGTCTGTTTTGTTCTATAATATCATAAGTCCTTCTAAACTTATCCCACAAAGCAGCAACTTTCCTTGCCTTCTTCTCCCTTACTGAAAGAGAGTTATCAGCATCTATCTGAGCAATAGCAGCATCATATTCTTCCTGTGCTTCCGCTTTAGCAGCAATCAATTGTTCATCGGTTTGAGCAAGAATTTCAATTGCTTTCTGAACGGCATTGTCATTAGGATACTTATCCTTTGCTTCGGACAGAGCAAGTTGGTAGGCTCTCATTTCACGAAGTCCGCCATATGTTAAAGCATCGGCAGCCATCATAAAACGCATTACATATTTGTAGTACCTATAAGGATTATACTTGCTAAAATTCTCTCGCTCTAAAATTCCTTGAGCATCGGCTCTTTGTCTAATCGGAGACTGCCCAGTAATCAGCGTAGTTCCTGCTTCAGAAATGCCATTCCCCAATCCTATAGTTAACCCTTTAAGAAGAAATCTCAAATCTTTAGGATTGCGAACTCCGACATTAAACACAAGCAATCCCATATTGTAAGTATTGCCAAATATGTTTTTTGCTTGCGTAACCGGCCCAGATAGAATAGATGCCATCCAAATGCCGGTAAGTAAATCTATTCTTGATATACCCTTGATGTTGGCCTGGTAATTCAAGAGGTCAATAATAGCCCTCTGCTTAGGCATACCCTCCTTCGCATTCTGAACCTTTTCGGCAAGTTCTTTAATCTTGGCAGCATCCTTTTCTGTTAGTTCCGGGAAGCCCATTGCCTTAGCATATTCCTCCTTAAACTTCCCTTCATCAAGTGCGCCAAGATTGGAAAGTTCAATGAGTTTTTGTTCGGCAGTCTTGCGGACAGGGGTCTTTCTTTCAAGCCTTTTCTCAATGGCTTTTAAAGCACTTTTCTTTTTATCCGTAGCAATTTTATTAAATGCCTCATTAACTTTTTCCGCTATGATGGAAGCATCAGCCTCATCAAGTCCAAGCTTTTCCACTAAGGCATCTGCGAGGGTTTGCTTTGTGCGCTCGCCTTCTTTATAGTGCTGCTTGATTACTTCACGAATCTTCAGCCCGGACTCCTTAATAATGTCACGAATGTCTTTCTCTATATCCGTAGCAAGGTGCTTGGCTATCTCTGTATCTGTGGAATACCCCGATCCACCAACCTTTTCCTGAGCCTTTTTGTATGCGGCTTTGAGATATGGCTTTACCTTCCTCCCGAAGTCTTTAATCATTTCCTTGCTAAAATCAGCAAAACTCCTTGCTCCAGCCTCAATGTGGTAGGCGGCAATGGTGATGAGTTCAGGAGGAACGCCAGTAAAGGCAAATTTCTTGAGAGCCTTCTTTGCGGCTTCGTATAAAGATTTTGTAACAAGTTTATTCTTTGCGCCCCATCCCTTTGACCTTGTGGCTTCCGGAGCAGGAGTTTGTTCTGTCTGTGTTACAACAGTTTCAACAGCGGCTTCAACGGCTTCATCATCGGCTTTCTGTAAAGCTTCTTTAACCTTCTTCATCCGAGGTTCTTCAGCCTTGAATCTTTTGGCTCGTTGCCTATCAACCTCTCTTTGAGCCGCCAATAATTGCCCTTCGGGTGTGAGGAATTCAAACATTGACAAAGCCTGAATACCTTGCCCCCAATCGGTGGCTATCTCCGCTATCCCCTCAACAACATCAACGGCATCTTTAAACTTGCCCTCTTTGTTGTATTGCTTTATGAGAACTTGGGCGAGTGTGGTCCGGAAGGCAGATGGAATGCTTTTATTGTTGTTTAGAACCAAAGCCTTTGCTTCTTCCGTCCCAATGGCATTAAGAATAGCATTAGCCTCTTTTACACTCACCTCGTTAGGAAGCACTTCATACAATGTCCTCTCTCCCCCAAGAGCCTCTTTAACGGCATCGGAAATATCCGCTGCTTCCTTTACGGAAGTGACAGTTTTGCGCTCTCTAATTTCTCCTTCACCTTCTGCTCTTGTCGGAGGAGGTGTTGTTGGCTGTGTCACAGGAGGAGCCTCTTCGGCTTCCTTATTTGCGGCTTCTTCCTTTTCAAGGTTCTGAAGCCTTTCTCTCACTTGATTAATGTATTGCTCCCATTCCTTGAGGTTTTCCTTTTTCTCTTTCAGGAAGTTAACCCCTGCCTGAAGAGCCTTTGCTGCGGATTTTGAGGCAAGCCATGCCTTTTCCACAGTCTTAAGGAATGCGTTCCAAAGGCCAGCGTTTAAACCAATGACATTTGGATTGCTTCTTAGGCCACGGAGGAATGTGACAACGGCATCTTGTTTCTCTCCCTTCGGCATAGCCACTTCCTTGCCCTCCTTTGCCCCAAGCCATATGTTGGGGTTCTCCATTAGGTACTGACGCACCTGGTCATAGGACATTGTTTCCCCGGTGTCCTTCAAGGTGAACATCCGGGACTGCGGAACGCAAGGAAGTTTAGCCATTTCTATTTATTACCTAATTCTTGGTCAAAGATAAGAAGCCCTCCGAGACATTCCGAAACGAGGGAGAGACGAGCAAGGAGGTCTCCGTATTCCCCTATTGCCTTCGTCTGTATCTTTACGAACTTGTGAATACGCACCTGCACTGTAGCGTCCTTCGTGGAGAAATAGAAGTCGTTATAGAAGTCGCCCAGGTCTTTCTCAAGATTGTAAGCAGCGTCAAGGATGCCCATAAGATCAATGCCTTCCTTGAAGTCCACCTCATCCACTTGAGGCATATCGGCTTCGTCTCCTCTGTCGTTGAAGAAGTCACGGAGCTTGTAGTAATGTTTCAATTCGTCAGCGGATTCCGCTTCAAAATACTTTTGCGCTCCGAATAGGCCCTGCTTTTGACAGCAGGAGGCGGCATACTTGTAAAAGTTGGAAGCGTAGAGTTCGTGTCCTACGGCTTCGTTCAGCAGCTTCTTGTCGCTGGCTTTTAATAGTGATTCTTTCATGTTATAGACAATCTTGTTTTATTTTCTCGGACAGGCCGTCCATTATGTCTTCAAAGTTCTGCGTGATGTTCTGCATACGCTCAAAGGCCCCCTTGCCGTGCTTGCCATCAAAGGACTTCATCTTAATTTTTGATGGCTTCTTTGTGCCGTCAAATTCCTCGGAGGCAGAAGATTCTTGCTTGGAGGTGAACTCGGCTTGGGTAGCAGTAGTTGTTGCGGTAGGTTTTGCCGTAGGCACTTCCTCCTTGATGCTTATTTTTGATTTAGTAGCCTCCTCAACCTTCCGTTCCTGCCTTTTGATGCGTTGCTTTAGTTCGTTAATATCTCTTGGGTACTTGCCACCATCTTCCTCTACCCTATTCTCAACCCACTTCCTTTCAAGGCTTTCAATATTCTTTTTTTCTAACGGAGCTTTTTCGTAAGACTTTGTTTCTGGGTTGTACTTGTTGTCTTGATTAACTCTTGCATCACCCATTGCATAGGTAGAAAAGCTACCATCTCTTGCAAACCTATTTTCCGCCTCAACTATTTCAGGCTTCTCGGCTTTTTCATATTTCTCTTTTAGAGTATTGTATTCCTTTTCTTGTGCCTCTAATATTGCAAGTTGCATTCTTTGTTTCGCAAGTGTTTTTACCGCAGAAACAACAGATGGCAAACCTTTCATAGGCTCACCTTTCACATATCCTAATAGTGTTGGAATTGATTCAGAACTTGCCGTAACAATTTCTCCATTAGGCTTTCTTACTGTAAACTTATGAACAACATCTCTCCCTGTTTCCGCACTTGATTCGGCTTGAGTCCAATCCGAAATCCTTTTATCAACAAGCTCCCCCTCTTTGTTTTCTTTCATTGTCCACTCATAGGCCCATTGATAGGAAATCAATTCGTTCCCATTGGGGCCTACAATTGGCGTATCAAAAAAAACAACTTCTCTTGGCCTGAATCTGCTGCTTGCGGAAATGGCCTTGCTAAATTCTGTTGTCTTTTTAGGGGCTTCCTCGGCACCCTTCGTTTCGGGGGCTTTGGGAGTGGGCTTCGTTTCTGAAACCACCTTGACATTATTCTTGTCAAATACTACAAGTTCGCCCTCTTGGTCCTTCGTTTCTCTAAAGTAAACACTGTCATACCCCTCTGACTTCAGCCTCTCTTGTGTTAGTTTGGCCAACTTTTCAATACCTTCGTCATTAAGGTCATCCACTGTTACTTTCCCATCGGGGATTTCATATTCCGCATATTCAAACTCGGTGAACTCGCCCTTATTATCATTAAGCACCTTGTTCCTATATTCCATAAGACCAAAGTCATCTCCCGCATCGTAAGGGTTTTTAATACCCACTTCCACTTTAGTCACAGGAAGGTCTGGCCTTTGCGCCTGATACCTATTTTCGGCTTCTGTGCTAATGTAAACGCCACTCACCTGACTTTGACCCATGCCAAGTCCTTCTATTCTTGTAAGTGGGAGGGAGTTTATCTCGTCTATTAACGGATTCTTTTCGGCTTCTTCTTGAGCCAAATAGTCCATTATCCTCATTTGGTCTAAGGCGTTCCAATCATCTTCTGTCATTTGATTGAATGCAGCATCCCAAACCTCATCAGCAACGTCTTGATTATACTCTGCTCCCAGTATGGCCGCCTGTTCTTCTTGCTGTCTTAGATACTCGCCATAAGCCGCATCTTCATCCATCCCCGCATTTCTATCTTGCGAATCAAGCTCAATAACTTCTTTGGCCATTGAGGCATAGCTATTGTGGTTTTTAATTGCCTCTTCTACATAGTCCCTTACGTTATATCTTTCATTCACATCGGCGACATCCATATTTAATGCCTCCGCCATAAACACTGCCACTTTTTCGGCAATACCGTCGGTGGAAATGTGAGGGCTTTTTTTATCCAAATATCCTATCCTCGCCTTTCTTTCGCCTTGTATATTCTTGTTTCTCCCCCCTCCAAATATTTTTTCTATCACATTTGGGTGAAGGCGACCTAAAGATATGAGCCCTTGCATTGCAAGGATTTCCGGGTTTTGTGTTTCAACACTTTTGGCTTGGGCTATTAACCCAGGCTTCCGGACTGCTTTTGCCTTTTTTGGCTTTGAAGGCGGTACGCCCTTTTCAGGAACTCGTCCACCTTCTTCTTCCCGTACTTCTGCACGGCCTCTTGGTAATTGTTTGGTTTCATCTTTTTCTTTTTTAAATTCTATTTCTTTACCAGATTCCTCTCCCACTTCAAGCATTTTGGTAAGCCTATTAACTTCCTCCTTTGCTTTATTCATTCTGTCCCTGAACGGCTGTATCGCCTTTTCTCTTTGTTTAGGGCTTATGCGTGGCATTTCAAAAAGACCTCCGGATTTTTCCTGTGCTTTCCTTGCTCCAAAAATATCCGTTACATCTTCTTTTGTGGATTTATCAAGCTCGGTTCGTTTTTTATCAAAGGCTTCTTTGGACTTTCTATATTCCTCCTTTGCATCTCCAAGAGCGGATTCGACACTCTTCCTGTCTATTTGCTTTCTCTTTGGGGCTTCTTGTTCTTTTCTGCGCTGCTCCCTTTTTTCGGCAACACGCTTCTTCGCTTCTTCTTGGCTTACTCTTTCCCTTCTGCCTATCTCGTCATTCAATTCAGTATAACGAGCGGCATCTTCTGGAGAGAGGTTATCAATATCAGCCCCTCCCAATACTTGCCTATTTGGAGCTATTTTATTAAGCCTTTCTTTTTCGGCCTTTATCTTTTCATCAAATAGAGAACTCTCCGCCTTTAGTTCATCAAGGGACATATCCTTTGCGCTCTTACCTGATATAGGCTCTGCCTTCGGAGCGGCAGGTGGTGTTACGGGAGCTGGCTTGGGGGCTTTTGCCTCATTGCCAATCACCATAAAGACTTCCTCATCCTTGCTTCTGTTTTCTTTAGCAAGGTCTTTTACGGCTGTATGGAGCATGATTGCGTTGCCATTACCCGCATCATTGGTGTACCCAAGTTGCTTAGCAATTTTATTCGCAAACTCAATATCGCTATCGGGGACCGTTTTTCTTTTTTGAGCATCCCTTAATCTACTTCCAATCGTTATTGCTCTAATCACATCAGGATGAGCAATCACCCTAACAGGTTCGTAGTAGTTGCCTTGATTGAACTTTAACTGTTGGTCAGGACGATAGTAGTTATCGGGTACTTCTGCATAAGGCTTAACTTCGCTAACAGAAAGTTCAGTCGGAAACTCAACAGATACTCCTTTTCCTTTCGGAGCAGGAGCAGAAGGAACTGCCGCCACCAATTCTTCCTCGGCAGCAACGGGAACCTCCTCGGCAGCGACAGGAGCTTCCTGTGGAGGCCCTGTAATTCCTTCAAACATTCCTGTTGAAGGAGTTTCTTCTGTTGGAGGAAGCTCTTCGGCAGGGGCTTCCTCTACTGGGGCAAATTGCGGAGCAGGGAATTTGGGATTGACCGTTTGTATTACGGGCGGCTCAGGAGTTACTTCGGCTTCGGGAGATGTCACTCTAAGCCCCTCTCCAAGTCCTGCCTCCATTCCTGCGGCTTCAGGCTGAATACCTTTCTCAGCCATATATTCCTCAAGACCTTGTATTATCCTATCCCTCTCAGGAGAAGGTGGAAGTTGTGCCGTGCCATCATATGCCCTCAGAACCTCCTCGTCGGTGAGTTCAAGCGCATCGGTAAGCTTTCTGTAACGCTCCCTTATCTGACCTTCCGCTTCGGGATTTGCCTGAATGGCACTCTCCATAGCTTTGAGCATATTGCTCCTTTGCTGGATCTTGTCATCGGTTTGAGCAACTTCGTAATCAGGGCGTTGTGTTGCCTTTCCTATTTTCGGAGCCTCAAACAAAGTTCTGTCCATAGCGGATTGAATCGCTTGTCCTCCTCCGGTTAACCCTAAGCCACCAACAAGCCCACCAACAAATGCTTCCTTTCTTTGTTTTCTTGCTTCCGGAGTAAATAACTCTTTAGGAAGTTTATCAAGGAATGCTTTTGTTGTTTCAGATTTTGCAGCAGTAGTTCCTATTTGACCAGTTCCTTCCTGGAGGTACTCAGTAACTGCCTCTCCGGTTCCAACTCCAAGCAAAGCTGCGCCACGAGCAAGGTTTCTATTCGTGCCTTGTTTTAATAGCCAATCACGCATTACTTTATAGCCTCCCCGGCTTGCAATGCTTTTAGCAACAAGTCCTGCCCCAGCAAATTCCAATAAGGACTGAGTCCCAGCATTTAATTGAGAAACAAGAAATGCATCATCTCCATTCGCAATTACTTGCTCGGGGGACATCCCTTTTTCTTTTGCTATTGCATCAATTCCATCTTTATAAACCTGTGGAAGTGTTTGCATATATGTGCTTCCCCCAAATGTCAATATTGATGGAATGATTTGCATAGCAGCATCCCCCACAGTGTATAATACTGCTTCTGGGATTTTGCTGTAGTCCCCTTTGTCTATCGCCTGAAGAACACTTGTCTGAATGTTTCTTTTTGCGATTTCATCTTGGAAAGAGTTTTGGGCGGCGGTGGCATTATTGTACATTGTCTGAGATGCCTCTCCCATCATTTCCTGCCTTTTCTCATATGGCAATGATGCCATCGGGTCTGTTGCAGCTTGCGTTTGAGCAAAATAACCGGCCGTAGATAGAATATTCTTTGCTATTCGTTTTCCGCCCTCAGCCCAAGAACCTATTAAATCGCCACCCCATTCTCCAAGCCCTCTTTCTTTAGCCTTCTTTGCTTGCTCAACTTCAAATCCTGTACCACCCCGAATGGCAGCTTGCTGTTGTTGTTTCTCTGCTTTAGCGAACTCCCTTTGAGCCTTCCTCTGCTCAGAGGCAATAGGAACATCTTCAAAGGCTAATTGTTGAGCCTTGAACACAGGGCTGATTTGCTCCTGCTTCTTCTGTTCTTTCGTTTCAAACGAAGCAGGAACACCCCCAAATGTCGCTCCTAATGTGGGAGCCATTCCTCCGTATTGTGCTTGTAGCTGGGCATCGTATTCCCGGCTTCCTATAGCAGGAGGGGGTTCGGGGATGTATGCGTCCTCTTCCTCCATTACGGGTGGCGCAACGGCTTGTTGCTTAGGAGCGGCTTGTGGCTTCGGAGCAGGAGGCTCTTTATAAACAAATGCGTTAGCAAACTCTACGGGGTCTTTGGATGCCCTTGGGTTTTTAGGATCAAGGACAATCCCCCTTTCCGAAATATCAAGGAACAAGTCATTGACAAAATCATTGTCATCCAGCAAGCTGTTGAACTTGTTATATGAAAACTTCTTTACTTGATTAGCAATTTCCTTGTCGGAACTTGAAACCAAAGCCGAATAAAGTTTCTTTCTTGGGTCAAGCCCATTTGCTAATGTTTCAGCCATTATTTTACTGAATAGTTTGAAATCCTTGCTCTTCCGGGCTTACCAACATTCACTCCTTCATTCTTTGACTTTAATGCAGAGGTTAATTCGCCAGCATAGTCTTTTGGAATTAACATTTCAACAGTTTTAACTTGAGGCGTTTTCATATCATAAGTTTCGTTTTCCTCATCATACTTATAACTCAAAATTTGTGGCGTTACCTTATATGCTTCAAATGTATTCACATATTTTTTCTGTTGCTCCGGAGACATTGTTCTTATGAATCTTGGAGAAAGAAGAGTCCCCTTCTTTTTAACCCCACCACCCTTCAACGGAATGTCTTCTTTTGCCTCTGATGCATTTACGAGTTGACCGCTATCAACATCAAAACCTTGCTTGAGCAAATATCCCCCTCCTGGAGCAGCGGTAAATATTTGTTGAAATTCCGCTGGATTAGATATTGGATAAACTTTTTTGTTTGCTCCCCCAGGAACAGATGTTTTAGGAATGGTAAATGTAGGCACATTGCCCCAGGCAATCTCCTCATATAGTACTTGACCCTTTGGCTGCCCCGGTTTAGCTGGACCTCTTCCAGAATATACCTGAGATACGGATGACTCATTAGTCATACTAATCTCAGCAAGTTTTTGACCTTTTGCCGTTGCTCTTGCCTTTTCCTGTGCAGTCTGAAGGTCTTGAGAATAAGTGACACCACCCATATTGGCAAATAACTTGTCCATAGCTTCTGATGTAGCAATGTCAGAAGCATAATCCTTTAACTCAATTCCTTTAGCAGTTGCTGCTTTTTTGACTTCTTCATTGCTTGCCAATTGAGGAATTCTCAAGTCAACATAGTTTGTTATAATTCCTGCTACTTCAGGATTGCTCATAGCAACCTCAGAAGCTATCTGCCCATTTATCTTATTGGCAGTCACTCTCCTACCCGTTACCGGATTAATAACCTCTTGAGGGACAAACAACTTGTTTGATTCAATCACCTCCTGCTGGCCAGCCGAATTTGTAAAAGAGAATTTGTCTGATCCTATTGTTTTGAACAAGCCAGAACCAATATCTCGCCACTTTACCCTGTTAGGGTCTTGCTTTATATATTTACTGAATTCGGCAGGATGATTGACAGAAAACAAAGAGCTGTCTGCTTTATAATTTTTAGCATATGAAGGAATATCTGCCTCACTTACATTATAGTATTTCTGCAACTCAGGCAATTGGTTCTTTATATTTCCTTCAGTATACTTCTGCCACGAGTTCCTCTCATTAATCTTTCTATCTAAATCCGTTTTATATTGATATTTCTGTTGAAGAGAAGCATTTGGGTTTGAGAACCCTGCCACCGTTTGGTCAATATCGGATTTATTTAATTCTTGCAATTGAGGCATAAACAAACCACCCTCAGTCGAACCAATCTCCGGCCTAAATTTCGCATCCTCAGCCGCTTTCTTGGCAGCTAATTCAGCAGCCCTCCTCTTCGCCTGCTCCTCTAAAGCATATGCCCTATCAGCCCTCTTCTGCTCGTTAAGGAGCATTGGGAGCATCTCATTCTTGAGAATGGTTTTGGATATAGTTCCCGATGTTTCTTGTGCCATTATATTTTATCCGTGTCTATAGCCTCTGATGCGCTCCATTGTCTTCACAATAGTAGGTATCTTAGTCCTGTACTTACTCTGCAAAGCAAATAAATATTCCTTCTCGTATTCCATTTTAGCAACCTGGAATCTTGGGTCTCCTTTCAAAAACCAATACTTGAAATTCAGCCAATATTTCAGAGCCGAAATAAACCAGGGATGAACACAGGTTTCTCCGGAAGGTGTCAGGCAGTTTGTGTAATACCGCAAAGTGATGTTCGCAAACCGATAGGAGGGAGAGGTAATCAAAATCCGCTTGTCCATATCTATGGTGAAATCCCCATAGTCACCTCCGTTTCCAAAGGCATCAACCGCTCCGGTAGTACCCCAAACCATTCCATATCCATAATAGCCTCCCCAATACCAGATGTTGTCTGAGGTGGCCTGAATAACGGGTGCTAAGTCGGGCTGCCTGTTATGGCTCGTAAGCCTATTGTTTACGGCAAGACCTTTTACATACCTTCCCACTTGCGCCCCAACACTTATGTAGTCATAGTAATCATTGGGAAGCCTTACAATGTTGTACCCTATTGCAGGGAGTTTGTAAAACATCTCCTTATCACGATCGGGAATCAAGGACTGAACATCCTTCTGCATTGCCCGGATGAAGTCAAGGGCAAAGGATTGCATCCGAAAGTTTTGGTTTGCAGGAAGTTCCATCTCTTCCAGCACAACCCCTACCACCTCATCTACTGTCTGTGTTAGCATAGTGTATTATTTTAAAGGGAGTTAGGGTTTGCATCTGTATCCATATCGGCCTTCCTTCCAAAACGCTGAATCATTAATGGCATCACCTGATTGATGATGAGGAGTGCCTGACCTTCGTTCAGAGTGGCATCGTTAGCCACCGCCTGAGTGACATTGATGTATTGGAATTTAATCAGTTCTTCGCAAGCCGGAAGGATGTACACCTTCTTGGCAACCAATGAATAGAAATACTTTCCGGCAAACTTTATTGTAGAGCCTCCACGAATGTTCTCGTAGTTCTCAAAGGAAATAAAGGCTATTTGCTTTTTCCCCCTATAGTCCTGGTCTGCTATGCTCACCCTTACAACACCTCTGTTCTTGGGAAGCGGAAGGTAGTTCTCGCTCAAAGCTGCATACTTGTAGCCGGTCATAGAATCATCTGCTATGGGCAGTTGATATGTCACAAGCCATTGCCCATTGACGGTGCTTTGGTTGTCGGCTTTATAGTTCTCAAAATACTCCTGCCTTCCGACAGTAGCAGCGGCCTCCCTTACAAGAGCCTCCACCTCACGGACATCAATGCCTTCTGTTGTCGGCCTTCCGGCCATAAACATCAGCACGATTTGGTTTGCCAAATAGTTTATGTCTATTCCCATGTCTTAGAGGATTTTATCATTCATAGCATTACCCGATTGAACGAGAACACCGTTTGAAAGGTTAAAGCCAAGGTTTGCCACCGTTCCGTACACCAAATTGTCAAGTTTGTCAATCGTCCAGTCCATAGGTGTAATAACATTAATAGTTGGAATCGGTCCGGCATTTGAGGTGAATGTGAATTCTACAATGTTAGGGAGTGTCAGCACCCTTGCTCTGTAGAAGTCCACCGCCTGGAATGGATAGCATTCATAAACAAGCATTGAGAACAATCTCCCCAATGGCCTTTTCTGAATCGGAGGAATCACCGGATTGTTCTTCATCATCAGAAACTGATTGTCAGGGACAATGTTTATGGGATAGAACTCGCCGGGATTATCCATATAGGATACTTCCAAAGAAAGCACAAGGTCAATGGTTTTGTTAATCACATCCTGCGTGTTCAGAACAACGGCAAACTTGTCGTTCCCCTGAATGGGCATATCCACCTTATAATACAATTCTGAAATAGCATCAGCCGTTGCGATGGTTTCTTCGGGAGTGATGGCAGAGGATGGCCTCCCCGGAGCATATTGAGCAAGGTTTCCCCTTAGCCGCTTGTAAAGATCAAGAGATGCCACATTGATGGCATTCTGTATTTCCTCTGCGCTCTTGTAGTACCCTGCTGCGTTTAGGTAGGTGATTACCGTAGTGATTACTTGCTCAAGCATAGTGGGTGCAATTTACAATTTTTTAGGCAAAAGATTGATGGCAAATTTTTTATGCAGCGCAGTTTTGTCGGAGAGTTGTTTTACATTTGCTTTTATTATTTATGAAAATAAACATTGCTATTTCGGCCTACAATCGCCCAGAATATCTTCAAAGGTGTATCTCTGCTTTGTATGGGGCAAAGGGGTTTGACAAGGATAAATACAACATCTTCTGTGCTATGGATTGCTATGAAGATGGATTATTCAACAAGGATGTTCTTGATGTATTCTTTTGGTTTAGGCTTGTTCCCGACATAGCCAAAAAAAAGCAAGGGTGCAATTACACTATTAAAAAGGCTTTGGATATGGCTTGGGAAGACAACCCCGACTTTGTGCTTATGCTTGAGGATGACATCATCATTTCGGATGATGCCCTTATATACATTGAGTGGGCGGCAGAAAAATATAAAGAGGATGCCTCCGCCAGAACAATAGGACTTTGGAAAAGTAAGAACGGATGGGATTTCAATAAGCCACTATCAAAACAAACTCTATTCCGGGTAGATGAACAAGTATGGTTCACTTGCTGGGGATGGGGTACTTGGGCAAACCGCTGGGAAGAAATCTCAGAAACTTGGACCACCGGAACTGACTCTCACGACACTTCCTGGGATGTTATAATGTATGGCCATTTAGGCAATAGGAAAGAAATAGTTCCTGCAATATCACGGGCTTATAATTGCGGAGAGTTCAATGGCACTCATCGGGGGAGAGATTGGCCGGGGGTAACATCTGCCGGTCTTATAGACCCAGATGGTCCAATTAATTATTGGGTTAATAAGTAAATTATGAAAATATATAAAGACTATCAATTTGCCTCCATAACGATGCTTGAAGACAGGCCGTTTTTGGAAGCCCTCCGGAGGTTCTCACCTTCCGTTATTGTCGAAACAGGCACACATCTGGGAACAGGAAGCACCAAAATGCTTGCCTCACTAAGACCTAAAAAACTTTACACGATTGAATGCTCATATATCAATCACACTCAGGCGAAGGAAAATCTAAAGGCATTCGCCTTTGTAGAATGTTTGCACGGTCTTTCCGTAGGAGTGGAAGAATCTAAATCCTTTATGTCTCTCAACAAGCACATCTTTGATGATGATGTTTTTATTGATGATGCAAGTCCCATAGAGTTTTACACAAATGAAATTATGGGGATGCTTAATGGAGGAGAGCGCAAAGAAGAGATGAAAGAAAATCTGCTTTCGGAAATCCTTTCAAAAGTTGCCGATGAAAACCCGCTTATCCTTTTGGATAGTGCCGGAGGAATCGGTCTTTTGGAATTTCGCAAGGTGAAGGAAATTATGGGAAGCAGGCCGTATAAATTAGTTTTGGATGATACTCATCATGTAAAGCATTACAGGTCTAAACTTGCCATCCAGCAAGACCCTATGTTTAGCATTGTCTACAATGATGATGTACATGGCAGACTGATTGCAGTTCATAACTCTCAGGAAGAAGTCATTTATTTTACCCCCGAATCAAAGCCCATCTATGTAATTTTGGGCCGTTTCGGGGACATTTATATGGTGGCCAAGAAACTAAAGCAACCATCCCTCATTTGTTGTATGTCACGATTCGCAAAGATTGCTTACGAACTATTCCCGGAACACGAAGTCTTTGAAGTTCCAAGAGATTGCGAAGGCGATCCCGTAAAAGCAGAATCAGTATGCAAAACTAAATGGCCAAATGCCAAGGTGATTCTTTGCCAGCAAGACGGTCAAGACCCTAAACTCGTAGTTCCATTCAGAAACTTTCAAGCATTCCAGGAATACCATGCACAACTATAAAAAAGCCATCATAGCTCTTGATGGGGCTTCAAGCAAGATTGAGAATAAAGCTGTTCTCATAAACATCCGCTATGCGCTAAATGCTCTTCAGATTCCTTTTGAAATCTACAAAGCTCATACGGATGGATTCATCAAGTTCCGTGATGATATGAATCAGGAGGACACCCTCTACATTCTTAATGACAGCCTCCAGTTCCATCTATGCGACAAGCCAAGTATTCTGATTGCCCGTAGTGTTCCTTGGGTGCAGGCTACTCCTAAGCCAACAACTATTGGAGTTTTCACTCAGGATGTTATTGCCTTTGAGCCTTCTCAATTGATTGCCTGCATAGGAAGAAACACCCCCGTCAGGCAGCATCACGATTTGAATGCCGCTGCTACATACATCCTTGTGAATGAATATCAGACACAGGAGACACACACTATGGGGAGATATGGCTTGGCATCATTCAGTTGGAGCAAAATGATGACAAATGATGTCCATTCAAAATTGCTCTTACACTCCTCAGAGGGATGGCCTTTAGTAAGCGATATGCTACAGGATGGCATTAGCTGCTTCTCTCATCCGGATGACATTCTGATTATTATGAACCGGGACATCTGCCTTGTTCCAGAAGCAACTGCCATCCTGCGGAACCATATGGACACCCACAATATTGATGCTTGTTATGCAAAGAGAGTGGATTGCATTTCAGATGGCATATTGAAGTTCAGCGAGATTTGCTCCCTTCCGGAATATGAAGGCATAGACTTGTTTGCCTTCCGGCCTAATGCTTCCTGCATAGCCGAATTGATTAATGTACCTTTAAAGCTTGGCCGTGTTGCCTGGGACAACTTCTGGGCAGACAGAATTAAACACAAATTGCCTTATAATATCTGTTACCACTTCCCACACGGAGCTGAGTGGACAACCCCTTCTGGCTTTGAAGATAACAAGTACAATATGTCCATCATAAGCGAATACTCAAAGCCGGGATATATTGGGTCTGAGAATTATGATGAATATTTTAAGGATGTGAAATAAAACAAATATAGCCGCCATCTTGTGAATGGCGGCTCATTCTTAATGACCTCTCTTTTAATTCCGGCTATTAACCGTTCAGAGTCAATGCTCCGGCAGAGGCAAGGATAAGACCTACAGAGGCTTTAACACGAGCCGGGCCTATAGTTCCATTGGCATTGACATAATCAAAAGAACTGGAAGCCGTAGTGCCGGTCTTGGAAGCAAGAGTTCCCCAAATGATATTATCTGTGTTGTACACAACATAAGTAGAACCGCCAGCTATAGAAGCACCGGTAAGAGTATTAACGGTAGCATACATTTTAAGAAGAGCCATTGAGATAAATGTTTTTAGTGAAGCCCAAAATTACAAAATTTCAAGGTGCTTTGAAAAAATTTTTTACCCCACCCTTCTTCTGAGAAATGTCCCTTTGGGGAAAAGCCTTCCTGCATTGCTTGTCGGGCGGTCAATTGTGAGGAACGGATTGTTGTATTCGTTTATGTTGAACTCATAAAAATGCACCATAATTGTGGACATAGTGGCATCGCTCTTCGTTCTGTCCGTTATGTCAAACTGCATATTGTCATTGATGTTATTGAGAAACGGATAGCGGATGGGTTCCTCAGCAATGCTGTAAGTGTGGTCTCCCAGATACAAGGCATCCCCACGCAGGAAGTCATTAAAATAGGTTGCCCCTCTTCTCACGGCATCCGATCCCTGCCCCTCTCCTCCCGTGTGGATTCCTATGGTGTCCCATTGCGACTGCGTAGGACTTGATTCATTTAATATCTCTGCCTCCCTCAAAAGGAATCCTCCATAGCCTCTTGCGTGGAAGAAGTTTTCCACAGAAATGGAAGTGTTGTTCTCAAGGACAACAGGCATAGAATAATAAACGGCAGCCATAAGAAGCTGGTCAAGGTCGGCATTCATATCAGGCGACCTATGCAGGAATGACAGGAATACGGATGGTGTGGGGAAGTAGTTCGGAATGTTGTTTCCGGAGGAAAGCCTCTCCTTGCGGTTCTGCTCCTCATAGGCTTTGTTGTAATACAACTTGCCAGTAATAGCCATCCTTGACCCCTTGGTCTTGGTGCTTGCCTTCAGATAGGGGTCAACACCTAATGCGCCTATCTTCCCATTGGTAGGTGCTTTAATGCCTCTCCTTGATGTTGTTCTGTTGATGAGTTGTGCCGCTGGCTCCCAGGTTCTTTCTATCGGCCCTTTGGAATCATCCCTCCATCCAACAACCGTCCTTTCCCTTGGGTCAAGCCAGTAGAAATACCCGGTACGGATTCTGTCCTGAACCTCTTTCGTGTCGGCAGTTCTTTTTAGGGATTGAAGAATGGTGACATCAAATGGGCAATGCTCATTAAGACTATTGAAGGCATCAGCCGGAGTGAATGGATTCTGTCTGCATTCCTCCGCATACAAGTCATCAAGTCCGGCATCAAGCAATTGCTGGCGGTCTCGCATCAACTTATCCTTCGCTCCTATCCTTTCATCGTGGCCGTGCCTCTGCATCCACTCCCATTGCTCATCATCAGGATAGTCAACAATGTCATTCCCATAGGCATCTGTCCATCCAGGGAGTCCCATATAAGCCGGGAGGAAAAGGCTTATGAGTTTGTTTGTGGTGGTGGGATATTTGCCATCCTGCCGTGTTTCAATGTTTGCCTGATCATAAAACTTTTGAAACTCTGCTCCTCCCTGGTCTCCTTCCTCCGTTGTAGTTGGAAAGAAGGCAAATCCCCTTTTGCGGCCATTCACCATCAAAGCCCTCACCTGCTTAGACCACCATTTGGTGATTTGGACAAGTACCCATTTACCGCCTTCATCGGCAAATAGTCCGTTCAATCGTTTACCATCCCATCCTCGCTTTGTCAAGGCACGAAGCCTGATGGAACCTCCGAGTGCTTTGGAAACGCTGGTAGTTTTCTTAGTTTTCGATTGCCTCTCCGGTGGCTCAACAAGAAGCAATTCGTTTTTGTTCATCCTGTGTACAGGAATCAACCAAATAGGCAATGCGTTTACAGGCTTTGCAATCAGTTCATCAAAGTTCTCATCAGCCAACTTTTGGTCAGAAGATGAAAGTCCTATGTTCTGCCTTTCAGCACGAATGGCAAGCCAAAACATTATCAGGTGTCCCCAAGTGGACAATCCTTCCTGACGACCCTTCAGATAGATTACACCAAGTTCCTTGTGGTTCTGATATACATTCCAACAGAAATGAAGAATCTTTCTCTGCCTTTCTCTGTATTCAAGAAAGCCATCATTGGTTTCAACGGCCGGTCTCCAATAGTTTAATCCAAAGTACATCCACGGATTTATCCATGTCAGAACTCCCCTGATGTAAGCCCACTCTCCGGAATGGAATATCTTCTTAATCTCATCCTTGATGAACTGTTGCTGAAGAGGAGTGTAGTAAATAGAGCCATCCGCTTGGATTTGGCTCTTTTCAATTGCCATATAATCCGGGATGGGAGTCCGCTTGTACTTTGCCTTTAGATCGCCATACCCCGGAACAAGAGTTAAGTCCTCCGGAATGGGAGGTGTAATACACTTGAGATTCCAGATTGTCTCCTCAAGCTTCTTATTCCTTAATTCTGTATTCTTTCCAAGCATCGTTCTTTTTACGCAAAGCCTCCCTCATCTCCGTGAGGAACTTCTCTATTATACTCTTGCAATATAGGATTCTGGCACTATTCTGCATATTAGGCAATTTCCTGCTGAGTCTGTCCATTGAATTGAACAAAGCCATCATTTCCTTCTTTGCCTGATATGCCTTCCAGTCCCTTTCAAGCAAGCTGCTATAAGGAAAGGCTCTAAGCCCCTTTTTGAACAATGGCTTCCCTATTTCATATGATAGTTCCGGATGGATGTATTCCTTGCTCTCATTCACCATTTTCATGTGAGCCTTCCCGTTCTCCACCTTCACCACTTCCCATTTGGCGGTAGCGTACAGCCCTTTGAGGTAAATAAAATCGCCTTCTTCTATCTGCTTTATCCTTTTCGGAATGGCCCTTTTCATTTTTAACTCGTTTTAATATCCAATGGGTTTTGCTCTCGTTGACAAGCATAAAGCATCCCCGATACATATGCTTGATGTATTTGCGGAATTCTATGTAGGTTTTCGCCACGAAAGCCGCCTTGTTCACAGAAGCCAAATGCCCGACAGGAGTGTCCCATAATACTCTGCTTAGAAGGATGAACTGCTCTCGCTTAGGCTTCCTCCGCTTCTTTTCTTTTTGCTTTACTATTGCTACTTTCATTGTTCACCTCTCTCAATGCGGCTTCCAATGCGCCTTCGCCAAAATCACTTTCAATCTTGCCAGCATTAAAGTCAGTTTCTGCAACCTCATTCTTCTTGAACAAGTCATCCGCTATCCTGCGAATCTCATCCATCACCGGCTTCAATTTAAGGCTATTGTCAATCTTCACCTTGTAAGAGGAATTCTCATTGCTGGCTTTCCCCTCCCCGGAGAACTCAGGAGTACGGATGGACTCACAAACATTGTGGTACATCATCACCATACTCCAATAAGCCTCTGCCTTCATATTGTGAAGGAAATACTCCCGGCTTGCGTTTCTTAATTCATCATCACTCAGAGAATATCCCATCCTCCGTGTAACTTCCGCCACCCTGCCGTCCCAGGTCAAACTCAGCGGAATCGAGTCTGAGTAGATTAGATTTACCCACGGACTCGCTTTTTCTGATATTCTCCCTAAACTTGCTGAGGATGTATTTTGCTCCTCTGAATGTTTCTTCCTTGACTTCGCCATTCTCTATCTCTTTAAGCAGTTTTTCATATAATGACATTATCACGGGCAATGCCCCTATAAGGAAGCTGTCGCCTGTGTTGCCTATTCCTGTTGCTACAAGAACATTACTTTTTCGGACATAAACTTCGTAGCATCTAAGCGTTTCATTAAAGACTCTTCTCCAACTATCCTTGGAAGGCGGTAGATGAATATGCCCTTCTGATTTCCGCTCTGCCCCATCCTTGCCCTGGGTTTTGCTCTTGTTTTTAGCAGCTTTCTTGTTATCCTCCATGACCTTTTTAGTTCATGCAAATGAGCATATGGGTAGAATTGGATGCCTTGAGAAAAGAATTCATCAAATTGGTAGAACCTAAATCTTCCAACCCTATGCTCGTTGTAATAAAGCCATATGTTCTCATTTAAAACATTCCCGATCTCCATATCACTATTGCACACGGGTCTTTCTCTGTGGCATCAACAAAATCATATTCAAATCTGCCCTCCACGCCTTCAAGTCTTCTCCAGCGACAAAAGGTGCTTCTGATACTATCATAGTGCCTGATGGAAAGGTGGGGGAAAATAATGTACTTGACATTCGGTTTTTTAAACCCCGAAAAGTCATACTTGATGGGACGGCCCATTCTTTTCCGTTCCTTAAACAAAGGCACATCTACCTTCACCTTGCAATCTTGTTTTTTATGTATGTCATCTTCATCGCATCCTCCCCGTGACATAGCACCATTCTCTTTCTCACAAGAAAGCCTCCGTTCCATCCAAGCCGAACATTTGCCTCATTGCCCCAGAACAACACCGTGCCTTCCGGGAAATGCTCATTCTTGCCCATTACCATCCCTCTGTCTGTGTAAAACTCACGGATGTTCTGCGTAGGCTTCTGAAGAGTGTCGAAACTAACAAGTTCAATGTTCGGGATGATGAGTCCTGTTGCGGATCGTGCCGTTTCAATGGGCTTGCAGTAAATGTATTCCCCCACCATATCACCATCTATTGAAATGATGCTATTCGGCAGAACAAGCAAGTGTCCATCAATCTTGGGCATATGTCCCTTGTAGACCGAATGCGCCTCCGAAAACCAGAAGGTAGCCTTCTTCCCTATGAAGGACTCATTTGAATCTCCGGACAGAGGAGCCTTTACAATGGTCCCCTCCTCGCAAAGTCCATTAGTCTCATTAAATATATTAGATGGACTATGTAGGAGGAGGGTTCCATATTCAATTGTGTCCTTGTAAATCCCGGTGATTTCAACAAGATATTCCCTGACTGGGCGAAGGCTATCCGTATATTGTGCGATAAATGCCATTACAGAATGCAATGAATATCCATCTCCCTCATAATGAGGTATTCGGCTTTGTTAAATTCGGCTCTTACTCCTGAGTTCCGTGTGTAGAGAACTTTGTCCCCCACTTTAACCACTTCCACATTGCCTCCAATGGCAACAACCTCGCCCTGCGGAGGAGATTCTTTTGCGGTGTCCGGAACGGCAAGGATGCCTTTCTCATCATAAAACTCAGCGGCCTTCTCCGGTAGGACAAGAACCCTGGTATCAATCATCGTTACTTTTGGATGGTTGGCCATATTATATCGTTTAGGTTGGGTGATTTATAATTATTTGATTTGATAACTTTTCCGTCTTCCCTATAAATAGGGCTTCCATTGTCGTCCAACTTGCTCATATTGCTCCGATGAACCTCATCAAAACACTCGGACAACCTGTCGGCAATACCGTATTCAATAGCCGTGCCAATGAGGATGTAAAGACAATCCGTTATGGCATCGGCCACTTCCACAATGTCTTTTTTTACGGCTGCTTCAAACAGCTCCACCACCTCTTCATCAAGAAGGCGATGCCTCATAAAAGACCGCTCTAAAGAGATGTGTTTGGGAGAGTTGGCTATAGGCTGATTGAATGCCGTATAGAATTCCAGTACTTGATAAATTTGCTTTTCCATAATTCTGTGTAGCGCACAAAACTATGGGAATATTTTCACAACTCAAACTTTCTTTCTCTGTTCGCTGGTAATGGCAGAATGGCACTCCTTGCAAACCACCTCAAGAAGAGATATGTCCTCTACAAATAACCGCTCACAAAAACCCGGCAAATCAGAATAGGTTTTAAGGCTTCCAACGGGAACAATGTGATTCACTTCTACATTCTTCCTTCCGTGCAGCTTGTTGCAGGAAGCGCATAAATACATCACTCTTTTGGCTTTGCCGACATAAGTGGTGTGAGAGGCTTCCTTCAGGGCAATGGCAAAAGGCTTCCACCAACGGGAGAGATTTCGCATAGCTGCCCTTATCTTGCCCATATGTTGGCTGTGAGTCTCGCTTCCTCCATTCCGGGTACGCTCTACACGGGGCTTTGATATTTTTTTAGCGGTTCGTTTCATAGACTATCTCGCTCGGGAGTGGAATGTACGTTCCCAGTTCCGAAAGGGCAAATATCCGTATCTTTTCCAAATACTCTTCAAATTCCAATGTGTTTAGGGACGTTGTGGAACGCACAAAGGCTTCTGTTGTCCCATCGGACATCTGCTTGTCGTAACGGAGGAACATTCTGCCAAAAACTTGATGAGCCTCTTCTTTGCTATACCCGGTCTCGTCAGCAAGATATGTCAGCACAACTCCCCAGTAGTAGCGATTTTCGGCTAAAGAACGAGTTTTGCGGTCTTTCTTTATTCCTACGGCATGGCGTCCCTTTAGATGTTTAAGGATGCCGAACAGCTTGGATTTGTCTTCCTGTGAATCAAAATCAATCACTAAGTCTATCATTTCTTTTTAGATGTTTTCTTGTTTGTGTATATTGCCTGTGGATTGGAATACTTGTCCCCCTTCTTCATATAGAGCCGTAAGTAGTCCATCGGAGGAGGGTCTTCGCTCTTCAACATTTCCCTCTCCCAATCTGCTCTTTGGAAATAGCTTTTAATCGCTCTGTACGGCTCTGTTTCTTGTCCAATGACTTCAGAGTTGTAAAAATCTTTTGCGTGGTTTATGCTCAATGTTATCAGCCTCATTTTTGATTTGGAGGACAGAATAGATTTCCAATTTGTAGAATGCACGGAACTTTCCACCAATTCAAGCAATTCTTCTCGTTCTTTCATCATCTCCGCATCCTCCCAGCATTCCTGCGGAGGATTGCATATGTACGAATAGCAGAAAGTGTGAAGGATGTCCCACTTCCGCTGGGTGGGGTCAGAATGGAGCTTCATCAAAATTAAATCCCGACTTTGTATTTATTATACTTTTTGGTTCTTCTTGTGGGATGGGAGATGTATTACGCAATTTCGCAATAGGATTAAATCCTTGAAGTGTTGCAAATCCACACCCATCATGCATCTGAAATACAAACGGCTCTTCAAATGGAGATGGTCTTCCCCCGGTCTCCGTTTCTTTAATTTTTCTTATATGTATTTCCGTTTCTTTCCATTTTTCAGGATGATTAGGTCTGCGATGGATGGTTATAAAGTCATCAGCTTTTGCAGCAAACATACTCCCCTGCTCCGTATCAGCCATCAATGGAGCTAGTGGAAATCCATCTGCATCTTTCATTCGCATTGCCCCTGTTCCTGGGTGGGCATTCACATAAACACTTACCTTGTTTGCTTTTGCCCAATAACGCAAAGCATTAAGTGTGCTATAATGGTATTGATAAGCATCTTTAGCGGGAACATCAAGACTATTGTAAGTGTCAATTAAAACTCCTTGGACATTGTGCTTGGCATGAACAGCAGAAAACATTTCCAAAACTTGAGTGTAATTATAGCTTTCGGTATTGTCAATGATGAAAAAATGGTTTTTAACAAACTCGTATGCTTCCTTTCGTTGTTCAGGAGATTGAAAACGAATTGGTCTGCTCCAATAATATTCAACCATTTTTGTTCTCATACCTCCAGCCGAGTTTTCTGAACAAAGCATTACCCACTTCCATTTGTGCTGAATAGCAGTGAGCATAGACAAATACCAAAGAACTACGGTTTTTCCAACATTCGCATGGCCATTTACAATCACAAGATTTCCTTGCTTGAAAAGAAAGTATTTATCCAATTCAGGAAAACCAGTTGGGAGACCCATCTTAAAACTCCCATCCACAACAGAGCGAAAATAATTATCAATATCTTCCTCTTTGGAAAGAAACGAAAGTGTTTCCGTATCAATCGGCTTTCTCCCCTCGGAGTGAGTAAATGATGGTTTAATTACTTGCTCAGATGGCTCAAGCTTTTTCTCCCCGTATCCCATTGCGCCTAGCTTTCTTGCAGCTTCAACATAATCTCCATCGCATTCAAGCCAAGTGAAAATATGCCAAGGTCTGTATGCCTTCTCAGGCTCAAATATTGTTGATGTAGTAAATACACTAAACCAACCTTTCTCTTCATCATAGTTTCCAGAAGTTGCAGCATTGGTATCGCCTGGTCTTTTAAGATTTATTTTACTTCCGCTTTGGCCAACAATAGTCCACCCATGAGATTCTAGCAACTGCAAGACATCTCCCCGGTTGTTATAGTCATCCCCAGGAGACAAGCCACTACCTGCGGAAGGCAGAGGTTTAGGACTCCGAGGTAAGGGGGGTTCAACAAGGAAATATTGGTTTAACTGTCTTGCACAAGAAAATAACAAATCCCTTTCTTCGACAGAAATTGTTTTAATATCAGACAGAGATCCGTAAATTATCTCATAACCCTCCGTTGGAGGAATCACGATTTGACCACCTTCCCCACGAGTCTCAATCAAAACTCTTACTTTATCGTGAAAATTTGAGGCTCTTTCTTCTTCTGTTGTAAAACGCCTTGCTAGTTTAATATTCCCTTCAATCACGGAACATTTGTAAATGAAATGATAGCCACCACTACGAGTGCGACTAACAACAAGTTTTGACAGAAGCGACTTGTTTGATTTTGCAATTAGAGTTTTGTACTCTTCAAATAGTTTTCCATCAAGACTATACTTTTGATCAATGTCTATTACCTCAATATTTCCGCTGATGCTTCCGGTAGCAAGACCAATACCGCCAAATCTTGGAAACTTTGAAAAATCGTATAGCGTTTTTACTTTCTGCCAATCTTTGGCAATTGGCACTTTGTTGCCATCGACAGGAATTATCTGCAATCCCTCTATGGCCTGAACTTCGGAAAACTTCTTAATATCCATATCCTGCTTTTTTATCTTCCGCTTCACACTGAGCTTTTGTTTTCCTTGATGTTCTTCCAGCTAGCAAAATATCGTTTGGGTATTGCATATAAGCCGAACTGTCTCTGTGTTGCCAATTGTAAATCCACTCAATCTCTTCTCCAGAAAGTGTATCCAAACCTTTTTGAATAAAGCGGTTCATTTGAGCATCACCCTGGTCCTTGGACATTTTGATGGAACGATTGAACTCTGGAGTATCAGCATCCTTAAACCAATTAGTCTGAACCTTCTGTTTCCAATTCTTTACCTTTTTACCTTGGCTATCTATCCAATTGTGATTGTTGTAATGAGCAAATGCCTTTCGGGCTTGAGCCTCCGGCTGACCATTTTGAACAAAGTAGGCTAACACTTCTTCGTAGGTTGGAGCAACAAATGTTTTACTTTCTTTCTTTTTGCTTGGTTTTTTATCAATGTATTCTTCTACATCTTCTTCTACATTTACATCTACATATACATTGCCTTCGGGTTTGCTTTCAACTTGCTCCAATTTTGCTTCTGTTTTGCTTCCAACTTGCTTCTGTTTTGGTTTGCATCCGTTCTCCCACTTTCTTCGATTTGCTTCCATATTTGGCTTTATCAAAATCCATATTGTTTTTGATATTCCAGACAATTTTGGCTCAACACCATCGAATCCATATTCAAATATGGCCTTCATAATTTCAAGCTGATTAGCTTCTGGCAATTCAATAATTGCCTCATAAAAACTTCTGTACAAGATCATAGAATCACGCTCTTTCATAAAACAAAAACCCCTCTCGGTTTCCCTGTTTGGAACGCAGAAATTACAAACTGCACAGGTACGCCGAGAGGGGCTTGTTTAAGATTTTCCATAATAATTTTTTCCCGGTTCCAAGCGGGGGCTTTCGCCAAAACAAAGTTATTATTTTTCTCTCGTTAATCGCAAAAATTCTAATAATTGAGATGCTTCGATTTCTTGCAATTCAATAGCAGCTTTTACTTCCCAATTATGATTTTTCTTCATTTGCAGGATTCTGATTTGATAAATCCCGTCGTCATGAAAATATTCCATTTCTACGCTATTTTCGTGAGCAAGGCTGGTAACCCTAAACAATGTTGTAATTGACATAATTTTTTTTGTTAAAAAGAAAACCCCTTTGTTCGCCGTTCGAGGTAGGAGTCTCTACTAAGCGGACAAAAGGGCATTAAGTATCTTACAAACGCTGCTCCTACCCAGCGGCCTTTCGGCTCTGCAAAGATAGGCGAAGTTATTTCACAATTCCAACACTACCTCTCGTAAAGTTTCGGAAAAAGTTTCATCAGCAAAGGCTGATTGCCAGAACCTCCTATTCTTGAAGGCAATACGGATTTAGGCATCTTTTTGTTAACGGGCTTTTCCACAATTGTTTCCACCGTGTCCTCCATTGGAATCACTTTCATTGGAGTGCTGGAAGCGGCTACTGGGCGCATCACCGGAGCTACTATCTCCTGGGGAGCGAATGATGGCATAGGAGCTTGCCTTGGAACAAGTTTTTCTACCTTTTCCGACTTGTAAACCACCGGCCTTTCAGGTTTTTTGTAAATCAGATTGGCGGTGTATGTTTCAGGATATTCCATATTTGTGGGGTAGATTCCGGTTGCCAAAGACTTATTCAATAGTCCAAGCCTATCGCCCAGATTCTTTCTGACATTCTTGTTCTCCTGCCAAACTAACTCATCCTTAATGCCCTGAATGTCCTTTATAATGTCGGCTTTTGTAATGTCGTTCTTGCCAAAAAGAACACCCCCTTTAGGAACATAGTTTTCTTTTGGCTGCAAATCTTCTCCGCTGCCGTAATCGTAAAAATGAATAAAAGGGTTCAGCCCTTCTTTATACAAAGACAAGCTATCCCGGTATGCCCTCAAACGAGGATCATTAGGATTTTTAACATAGAGCGTATTCTTTGCCTCTTCTCGCTTTAAGCGTTTTCCGGGACCATCATTGTTGTATGCCATAACGCAAAGTTAATTATTTCTCCCAATACACATCCTCTCCCCTCTTGTAATGCTTGAGGTGTTCCTTTGCCGCATCATTCACAAAGTGTTTCTCCTTGTAAAGCACATAGTTGTTTGGCAGGAGCGCAAACTGTCCTGTTCCAATTTGTAACAGGTTCAATGGCTTGTGTTCAGCGGGATAGCGTGAATATCCGTCCTTCCAGTCCACCACTATGCCTGTGTGCCTTCCACATTCCACGAAAGGCTTTATTACAACGGCCTCAAGCCCCTCAAGGAAGGGCATAAAAACGGCTTCTATGTCCTCGCCCATCCCTGCCCAGGGCATCAACTCTTCGGAAGGAATGCTGAAGTCTTCCGTAATGGAGAGAGCCTGTAAGGGCAATCCGCTCCAATGCGCCCCGCTTTCAAGGAACACATGGCAGGAAAGCACCTGATACTCCCGGCAATACACCCCATGCCACACCCCCTTCGTAACACCCTCCGGCATATCCGGGCCAAGGAAGGCGTTGTTCACATTCACATAGAAATGGAACGGAAGAGGGGTGTGTTTGGGCATAGGTTAAGCCATTCTTTGTAGTGCCTGATATTGAGCCTGCCGTTGCGGGGCTTGAGCAAGGTTGTTCAAAAGATATATGATTTGGTCGTCTGAAAGGCCAGCTTCTTTCTTTAAATCTTGATAAGACCCCATGTCTGAAAATTTCTTATTTTTCAATGCTTTTTGCAGTTTCTCGTTAGTGAAAGGCTTGGCCTCATAAAGTCAAAGCTGACATTTTTAGCTTCTTCTCTCTTTAAACGCCCTCCTGGGCCTCCTTTGAAATTATTGTCTGCCATAACGCAAATTATTTACTTGTCATTTTCTTCATAACAGCCTCTGAAGGGCGTTTTACAGGAGCGACAATTTTAGGATTTTCTTTGCTTATTTTTTGATAGTCCTCTAATGCGGATTTGGTCTCAGGGCCAAATATGCCGTCATAAGTCATTCCTGTCCTGTCTTCATTTACGGCTAATGAATTAGGAAGTTTATACCCAACTTTTGAAAGAGCCACTTGTAAAGAACGAACAAGAGCCGTGCTTGGGGAGATGTAATCATTCCCTCTATCTTGCAAATCTGGACTACTTGCAATGCCTAATATATTTTTTGCTTGAGATAAAACTTTACTTGGCGGCTCATTCATTAATTTTAACCCCATCTCCATGTAGTCATCACGGGTTCTACCATTTGTTTCTATTGATGGATATTTTTCTTTTGCTCTGTCCATAGCCCCCCAAGGAGTAGTAATGCCTTTTGAGCGTTCTATCCCTATAGCATCGCAGACATTATCTGCACAATTGTTTGTAAATAAATTCCAATCGCTTTTTTCTTGCGAATTGATTAAAGGATGATTAGATGGCAAAGAGGCGGATTTTTCAGAAAACCTTTCTTTATCTACCCCATATATATTATAAAAATCCCCACCTTTTCTAAATCTTTGCCCGGTGTAAATTCCAAAAGGCTTATTCCCACTTGAACTATAATCAACAGAAGTTATATTATTTCCAATAGATGCGGCTATGTGGCCAGGAATATAGTCTTTTGATAAAGGAGGAAAAACGCTTATTGATGCAACATCCTCAATTTGTTTCTTACTCAATGGCTTGCCTTTGATTCCATAGGCTCCAACCTCTTGTCTTGGGGTTCCTGCATATTTTGTATTATACCTTTTGCCCTGCCACATAAACTCATTTTCTCCGGATTTCTTTGCTTCTTTGTAAGCATTTGAAAAATCTCCTGACTCTGAATAGTCTTTTACGCCCCAATTCTTTGGGTTAAGAAATGAAAAATTAATGAGGCTTTTTTCTTCCTTCTGGAGCCTTCCTCCCGGACCGTTTTGAAAGTTGTTTGCCATAACGCAAAGTTACATAATTCTGCCGTTCCGTATCCGCTTGTTCTGCACATCCACTTTCCCCTCTTCGTCAAGCGTTATAAGAGCCACGCCGTGATTCCAGCTATTGATGGGCATATAAAGGGGATGCAGCTCACATAAGCATCCCACAGACCAAGTGGTCACCATCTCATCATTGATTGTTGTTTCGACATGGGATGAAGACCTGTGGTGATGGCCACATATAGCATTCGCCTTAGCCCTCATATAAAGCCCCCTTGCTATGTTTACGGGCGAAGCTATCCCGGAAGGAAACTCGTGGCCGTGGGCTATGTTCAAATTGCCAGCCTTAATAATCCTCTTTTCCCCCACGAAATCAATGGGGAAGGAAGCACTAAGCCTCTTTTTGAGAATGTTCTCAAGCGTTATCTCCTTCAGCTCCTCCAAATCATTCAGGCCACTCATCTCCCCCATCTTCTGCCAGAGGAAATGCTCAAACCTCTCATCGTGGTTGCCCATTTTATACACCACCTTCTTAGGCTTCAAGGCAGCAAAGAGCGCAAAAAGCAATTCCACCCCTGTCCTTATTTCTTCGGCAGGGCTTCTTTTGTCTGGGTCTTTGAGGAATCGTGACAAGCCATAGAAATCAAAGAAATCCCCTCCTATGACAAGTATTGTCGGCTCTTGCTTCTGTAGCCATTCTATGGCCGCTGTGAGAGCTTCTATGCTGTGATAGGGGCAATGTATATCAAAAAGGGCTGCAATTCGCTGCGGCCCTTCTATTACATACGGAAGATATTCCTTCTCTTCGCTCTTAGGGAGGAGATAGGGATTGAGAAGGCGAGGCGTGTCTACAAAATATTCAGAATTGTTTTTGGATGCCTTTTGCTTGAACCCTTCGCCCATCTTCCCCTCAATGTAGCGCAGGCAACTTCGGGCATCTTCTGCATCCTTAAAAAGGAGGGGATGTTCAGAAAACATTATACGAGCGAGTTTTTTTGTAGGCATCTCTGCGCCATACTTATCCCGGAACTCTTTAGCAACTTCTGATTTTTTCATTAAAAAAAGGGAGGCTTCATAATGCAAATATACAAAACCCACTAAAAATCAAAGCAATAAAGAAAAAAGGAGGCCAATAGCCCCCTCTTTATCCCGAATTTATATAAGCAAAATGAATACAGCTAAAAAAGTGTCCTATTTGTGTTCAATGTGAAACATAGAAAGAACCAATGCCCATATTGCAGCCAGCACGGCTGTAGCCTTCTGCCACACGCCTTTCTTTTTTGTTTCCTCCATATTTCCCATTTCCAATTCCTGAATGCGTTTGCGTTGCTTCCTTATTTCATCCTCTAATTGCCATTTCTTCCTCAGAAGAGCCGTTTGCTCATCCTGAAGAAGGACAATTTCGTTTTCAAGTTTTTTAATTGCTCTCTCTGTCATATTCCCGTTCCTCATTTTGTAGCCATTCCAAAAGCAAATTTCGGAAAATATCTTGTTTTTTCCGCTGGCCAAGCGCAATAAGAAACCTATCCCACACATCATCTGTCACTGTCACTGTGAATTTCTGCCCTGCTATGGGGTTTTTAAGGCGTGGATGAGGCTGAAAGTTTCTATTCCGGGAGAAATACCATTTCCCATAGCACAACCCCTTCTTGAATATGGCTGAGGAAAGCGTGGAATCAGCAATGCCTGTGACACGCTCCGCTTCTTTCAGAGAGGGGTAGACGGCAATTAGCCGAGCATTGATGTCGAATTGGTAAATGTTCATTCCTGAATGTTGTTTATAGCCCTGTTCAAATACCATTGAGCTTTCTTGAGGTCTTCAAGATGCTTCCATTCGCCTTTCTTTCCGGCTCTTGAAATGTACTTCACAACATTCCCAAGGCAGAAATCAAGCTCCCAGGCTTCTATCACCTTAATGGCTTCGTAAGGATTGTCTGTTCCCCCGTAATGAGGTGGGTGGCTAATATTGTCGGCATTCTTGCCCAATTCCTTCCATTCCTCTTCTGTCATGCTATCTCTAAGATTACCCATATTATAAACCAATTGCGTGTTCTTCTAATTTTCCCACAATGAAATCCCGGACAGTGTCTGTCGTGAACTCTGTTTCGTCCCAGCCCTTGTCGTGGCTCCGGAGGAGGGACATAAGCTCAAACAGGATGAGTTTATATTTCCATCCGTTCAGGGCTGTGAGGTAGTCCTCCTCCCCGTCCTGTTGCGTAAATTTGATTATCACTTCCATTTTGCCGTGAGAGAGGGAGTCGAACCCCCGTATTACTTGCTTCTATTTATGGTCAGGCCGTACGCACCCTAACAAGTAATTGCGCTTCCTTTGCGCTCTCACGTTATTCCTGTCTTTCCCGGATGTCAATGCGCTATTGTCTATTGAGGAAGCCATTCGTCATCCTTACCTCTGTAGCACAAATCTACGGCAATTGTTCGGAGTTGCCGTTGTTCTGTGTAGTATATATCACGCAATATTGCGGCAATGGAGTAGTTAGCAGAAATGGCTACCATCCGTTCAACTCGACCATTTTTGCGTAATATTCAGTTTTTAGTTCGGAAAGGATTGCCCTTCTTTTTAGTTTCTGACAAACCCTTCCAACAGTTCCACTTCCAGCAAAGCAATCATAAACCAAATCATTTTCGTATGTGTAGTATTTAATTACTCTTTCAGCCAGTGCTTCGGGAAATGGTGCAGGATGCCAGTTACTTGTATCGGGATTAAATTGCCAAACATTTGTTCTTTCATACCCATCAGCAACCAAACTTTCATTTTTAATAACCTTATCAATTAGAAATGGTGCAGGTTTCTTAAATACCAAAATGTATTCAGTAACAATGTTTGGCTTGTAAGCAATAGGTTTTCTATGCCTATAAAATCCACCGTTTCTATTTGGTGCAGAGCCATCAGGTTTCATCCATATAATATCTTCCAAAAATTCAAAACCTATTTCTTCCATCATTGGCACAAAGTAAAAAGGTAATGGTATTCGATAGCTTTGTTTGCTTCGCTTTTCTCTTTCTACAAGCACAGGCGATATATTTACAACACACATTCTACTTTCTTTAAGTCTATCGTATGCCATTGTAAATATCTCTTTCATTTGTGCCAAGTAATCCTGCACCGATTTGTATTGAGAATAATCCCTTGCATTGAAATAAGGTGGTGAAGTGAGTATTAAATCCAACTCATTGCTTTGCATCCTTTCCGACATCGTGAGAAGGGCATCCTCGTTGAAAACCGCCACTTCTGCTAACATTGCATTGGCAATAGTTGGGCGGACTTGCAGATTTTCAACTGATGTGCTACTATTTAACTTCATTACTTTATTCAATATTTGTTTTTCAAATTCCCAACCATCGCCAATGCTTCAACGTTAGGCGCAATTAAGCGACATACCTTTGAGTTCATAAATGACCACAACCCATTGTTCGCTTCCAATGTTCATTGCCTCATCCATATGTCCTTTATCTGCAAAATCTTTACACAATTTAGCCAAATCAATTGCTGCGATTAAATTGTCTTTTTTTGATAACATCCCTGTGTATGGGTTGTGGTCTGATGATTTCAACATCAATTCTACTATTTCTTTCGTTTCCATAATTTTAACTGCGCCTAACAGCGTATATACAAGATACGCCTACAAGCATTTGTTTATAATTTTAAATTTCGTTAAGGCGTACCTCGTATATACGCAAACCGTTAGCTGCCATTTACAGACAGTACATACCTCAGCATTATTTCACCTTGATGTTTTTCTGCTCCGACAAAAACTAAAATTTTGTTTTCAATCAAAGGCTCAATTACTTCATATCTTGTGTATTGGTCGGCAAATAAAAATCTACCTGATGATGGTTGAAACCATACAGAGTGCCATAAAGATGAAGGCTTATAAAATTCATTTTCTTTTGCTAATTCGTGCTTAATTGAAGCTACTAAATCCTGTTGTTGTTTTTCAATATTCATTTTTTTGTCAGTTTATAAGTTTACTTTTTTAATCAATTTGTCAGGTTGTAGGCTGACTAAAAACGGCATCTAACAATATATTGGCAAAAGGCGGGCTGACGGTAATTAGAATGAGCATTTGCACTTTTGGCAGCATTCCTACATAACTCATCAGTAGTGCTATTTATCCCGCCCTTCGCCAAGCCGCAAACCGTTATAGGCAATATTACTTCCCATAAGTGGCCTCATAATACTCTACACTCCTATCAAAGCCTCTGAACGCAAGATTCATGGCAATGTAAGCGGCATCGTGGGCTTCAATGATTTGGTCTCGTTCCATTTCCTTGGCTTTTTCAATCAACATCTCATATTGCCAAGGACAGTTTTTTAGTACAAGCCAGTCAATGTTAGCTACAAGCCACTCTACTGCCGTTTGTTTATTTTCCATAGGTTTCGTTGTAATAATCTATTCCGTGTAAGTATTTACCATTGTCCGCAAAAGGACTTTCCCCCTTGTCATAAGCATCAACAATCTGCTGCTTCTCAAATTCAACTGCCTGCTCAATAACCTCAACCGGGACAATTCCATTGTGCCTGATTGTCTGCTCAAACAGCCATTGCACTGCTGTTATCTTAGCCTCCATATGTGTCCCTGTAATAAAAGTTAGCGGAAACTTTACCCGTTCCTTTGTCTATCTCCGGCCATTCTATTCCATCAAGGAACGACTGTATTATCTGCTCCCTGTTAATGTCCCTGGCCTTCTCAAGAAGCCCATCAAGGAACTTCTGTGTCACTTTCACATCCCCCATTCCGAGGTGCGTGTCTGAATTGTTGGCTAAAGAGCGTATCTGATCTATAACCCATTCTACGGCTGGCTTTTCCATTAGTATATCAATTTGTCAAGAATAATGTCTTTCTCCTCAAGAATGTCAAAGAATGCCTTCCGTACCACCTCCTCATCAATGTGCTTTCCATCCTCACTCTCATCGCATATCCTGTTTAATGCCTGGGAGAACTCCCAAAGAGCAAAAACCATATCGGCTCCCTTAATACATTGCAAATGTGCAACGCAGTCCTCGTGCTTGTCAAGATTGAATTTAAGAATTGCTATCATATGTTTATAATTAAATTGTTTCCACTCTCTTGTCTTCCGGGAAATACTCTCCATCCTCTGTCACCTTTCTAAACTCCAGCACAACCCTGCGCCCCTCATCTGTCTCCATGAAATCATTCCTGTCTTTGTTGCTCCCCCTCCAAAATACCACCGGGCTAAGAACATAATCATTCCGGCTCCCATAAATCAACCCAAGAACACTCAGGCTTTTCAAATGCTTAGGCAAATTGTTCAGCCCCACTCCTGTAATAGCAGCAATATGCTTGCGCCTCTCAGGAGAAAGCACAACCACCCCCGTTCCAAACTCCGCATATTGTGTAAGTTGCCAAAGCACCTTCACATCATGTAAACTCTTTATGCGAAACAACGGAGCCATATACTTGTAATATGTCATATAGAACTCATCCCCCTTAAAAGGAATGCTGTAAAACTGTGTCTCTGTCTGGAATGTCTTATTACCATTCTCATCCTCCAAAGACACTATCCTCAAATTCTTCTTCGTTGCCATTTGTCCTAAAAATCTGCGACAAATATACCGCCTTTTTCTTAAAAGTACTAACGAAAAAAGTACATACTACTCTTTTCACATATTCCACTACTCGTACACTATCGTTAAATACTCGTACAAGAGTACTTTTAAATTGACAAGTCATTGAACAATAATTGTTTACAAGCACCTCTCTATCTATTCTTATTATATACTTTTTTTAAAGAAATACACCCCTTTTCAGAATGTGGTAAAAAATTGCCAAAATGGTGTATTCACTCCAAATGCCCCTCGTCCCAATGTCCCCCTAAAACAGGACATTCTTCAAAATGCCCCCCCCCCTAAGTAATCCCTTTCAAAAGCAATTTCCCCAAAGGGCGTGGTGTTGAAAGGAATGCCGCCCACAAGGAAATGCCGGAACGAGATTACATGATGGGGAATAAAGCTCTTACGAGTCTATGTGATGGGGATAGCCCCCTACCCGGTCCCCGTGTCCTGGATGCCGCCGAAGCCGGTTTGCCGCTAACCCGTGGCTGTTGCTGGAAGTTCCGGCAAAGCAAAGCCGCTCAAAGCAAACCTTACAACATTAAGCCTG